ATGACCCTGAGAACGAAGAATTTTACGCTTTACTTTTAAGCACTCAGCCATGCCGCCACGCGGCGTATATTCTTTAAGCTGACCTGAAATAAACATATGAAGTATCCAGCCAGCGAATACCTTTTCGTTAGCTACCGCAGCCTTGCCAAAACATATGGTAAAGCAGCAAGCCAATAATAATAATCTTGCCATAGTCCAGATTCCATATTGCGGAATTGCCGCCAAAGGTGTTTTCCCACCAGCGCAAAATCTTATCCATTTTTCTCTTTCACGGCCTGTCTCCAACGCCACGCTAAAAAACATAGCGAGGCAATTAACAGCAGAATTGATAGACTTGTCTCAACTAATCCCAGCCAGGACGCAGCTACAGCAACGCCCCCCGGCGCAACCGTCATAAGGTCTTTAGCTTCCATCGTCTTCTCCGTTGATTTTATGGTCGAGCATCCTGTCATCACCGACCACTCTGCGGAGATCATGCCCACTTATTTTTGACGAGGGTATGTATTGCCAAGTGCGTCCGTATTTTCCTTGGCGTTCAAATATTGTTTCTTTTAATCCTATGTGAATGATCGTGACTTTGTCGCCGTCTAAAATACAAGTGTCCATCGGCTCAAAACCGGGCGTGAGCTTCCATTTAACAGACGCGATTAAATCAGATGCCCAATCGCGTATGGCAAGACCGACAATAACGGTAACAATAAAACCCGCCCAGACTAGCCAGCTTTGAGGAAGTTCAATCTCTGGCATTATCTGATTGGCCCCTGGTCATAAGCCGTCAGCAACATCCAACCTATGCCCATCGTAACGATAACTAAGAACCCAAATTTTAAAAATTCCTGTCCAAGTTTTTTCAAACGCTCTCGCTTTTCTTCATCGTCAATTTTTCTTTGCGCTTCACGCTCTCGCCGCTGCTTAATTTTCAATGCCTGGATGCGCGACTGTTCGCGCTTAATCTGCTGCCACATGGGCGGTTCGCCCTCTGGCGTTGGAAACTTCTTATTTAGTTCAAACTCCAAGTCCTTAATCATTTCCGACATTTCTCGCCGGTGAATCATTAAGTCTATAGCTTCTTGCAAACTTTCGTCTGGCTTGATCTCGCCCTTTTCAACACCTTCTTTATGGGTTTTCTGAGCCTGATAAGCTTTGTTTGCTTCTCTGGAATGATGAAACAGGTCAGCAATGTGATGGCTTATACTGCTTATATCATCGGCAGTATCCAAAGCCTCACGGATCGCTGTTATGGAACTTTGAGCAGCCTTGAATGCGGCAACGCCAGCGGCAATGGTGAGGGGGTCAATAGTACACCTACCTGGCCCGATTATTCAAGCCGTGAGGCGTTTCTGCCAGTGCCAAATAAATATAAGAGTTGTCGGTATTTGTTCCGGCGTTCAAGCTGCCAATATCGAAAAATTTAAAGCCATTTCCCATTAGATGAACTTGATTGTCGGCACTCGTCCGCTCTACCGCATTACTTTGAGCCGCCAGAATATGTCCTGTCGGATTATAAGTTGATCGCGTACTGTCAAAGATATACCAATCTTCCGCAGAGTCGATATTCTTGATAAGCAAAAAGGCTGGCTTGAACCCAAAACCCGTGTCATCACAAACTACAAAACTGCCATCGGCATTGTTGGCTCCCTCGTACCGGCCTATCGCGCAAAAATTTTGAGTTCTAGCGAAACAGTATGCAATATATGTTTGATTAGCGTCATTGGTCCAGTTCGTTCCACTGCCGTCACCTACGCTAAATGTGGAAGTGTTAGTGTTTTGATGCCCGTCCCATGCTTTGCCGCCGCTGCTACCATTCCATCCATCAGATGTTTCAGCGTGATTAGTATTTAGTTTAAGATATTCATCAACCCCACTTAAATCCTTATGCCAAAAGTGCCAACCGTCCGATCCATCCGTGGTTGATTTTATTATGATGACTTCTGGTTTTTTCCCCATGCCGTGACCGACCCGCGCTCCGCTGGCTACAGACCCAGGCGCTGTCCACTTGACTATGGAGAAACCGCTGTGGGATGCAACAGATACAGTTGAGTCGTATTCGCTTGTGCTACCCGCTGACCGACCATCCGTATTAGCTGAACCAGAACCATTCGCCTTGAGACACCAAGCTACAAATGTCCCGCCAGATTCTTTCACTGAAACTCCAGACCCACTCCCGTCCGATAACTCAAAACCGCCGTTATCAAAATCTGATAATTTACCGTGAGTCAGAGTGGAATCCTCAGCCGAAACATAACTTGGATGCAACGCCTTACCTTGACCCCGCACACTATCAAACACATAGTGATCTCTAGTGGAACTTGTCCGTTGTTTCAGCCAAACAAAATCAGGTGTCCATGTCGCACCACTGCTGTCTGAAACCCCAGTGACGGAATACGGGCTATCATTTGAGCCATTATATAAAATCGTCTTATAGAAAGCACTTGGATCGGTTACTGAAGACTCTGCAAGATTTTGTGTGGCTAGTGCTTTTGCCTCTGCATCAGGGAGCGAGTGAATAAATGGTTTCTGTCCAAAATTTACATCCCAAACAGTAGCTGCATTTGTATTTTGTGTTGTGGCAAAGCACTGAGTAGTAAATGCTGAACCACAAGTACCCTGACTAGTACCATTTTTGTAAAACGTAACCTGACCAGCGTTTATATAAACACCGATAGTATGCCCAGAAGTATAAGTTGCACCATCATAACTTTCCCAATCACCTGGCCCATTACTACCTAAAAATTTCGTACCATCTGAGCCATACAACACTACAACTTTACTGCCATACTCACTTAGCTGATCTGCTTTTGCTTCTGCAACTCCAACAGCATCTTTTGAGGCCCCTGCTGTTGTTAATGTGGCTTCGAAATACCACTTTCCAGTGATGGGTATATTCATTGTAGAAAAATTATCTTTGCCGTTTCCTGACGCTGTTAGATTTCCATTGCTTAAGCCGCCTTTTCGGTTTGACGAGGCAATGGGATTAAGTGTCGCGTAATTCCCAATTCCTGTAACGGTGGATGTAATGGCTGAATACCCACTTGTGACTGTGCCAGCCATATCAGCGGCGGCTGGAATCATTGTGCAAGTTGCTGAGCCGTTAGCCCTCGCAACTACAGGAGCAACAATTCCGGTTGGGTTCCAAGAGTAGAGTGCGCGATAAACTCCCCCCGTGTATAATTTCACGTTACTTGACGTTGCAGTAAAATCAATTTCCCAACGAACTTCATCAGCACCTGTGACGGAACCAGAAACAGGTGTAGCCCCACTACCATTTATATTCACAGAGTCATTGTAGCCATTGTAAATTAACTCATTACCTTTACTGCCAGGATCAGCACTTTGATCGCCAACAACCGACATTCCAAATTGTGCAGAATTAGTTGAGCCACGATTAATCGTTGCACAAATTACCCATTTGCTTACACCGTCATCTGAATCTACAGAAACATTCCCCCAAGTATCGGCTCCACCAGAACCGCTATATGCCCAAGATAAGTTGTTATTCGTTAGAGTATGTCCGCTGTCAGTTCCTGACCATTTGCTGTCCCAACACTGATAAATAGTAATTTCTTTATCGGTGCTATTCGCCGGTCCGGCCACGGCAATATTATTTGCACCGATTCCACTTGATGGGGTGAAGTCATTGTTATTTCCGCTGACATCGTTGCCAATGTCTGATCCGTTGCTAAAATCCAGCCAAAAAGAATTACCATTAAATGTTAGAGTGCTTGGGTCTTTGGGAACCCAGATGCCATTTGAATCCTCACCAAACTCACTTGCGTCAGATGAAGCCGTCCCATCTAAGGCAATACAATCGGCAAAATATCCTTCTCCATACGCCGATTGTTTACTACTATATCCCCACCAGCTTTGGTTTGTTGAACTAAATCCCGTATCGTAATTCTGAGATGGATATGTCTCAGTTCCAAAGGCTGTAACTTGAGAACCGTTGACAAACAGCTTCACTCGATTTGACGCACTCGCTTGTGTGGTGTCCACGGACACACAAAAATGCATCCAGGCAGTAGTATCTCTGAAAACTTGTGTCGTCCTTAAATGACCGCTACTACCGCCATCAAAATAAATATCAAGCTGGTCTGTGGTATGCCTTAGAATTGCAAAATCGTAGGTTCCCACAATCTGTGCAAAATACAGTATTTTCTCACCAACATTGACCGCTTTATGCCACCAGCTAATTGTGAACGTGCGCCGATTTCCTGCACCGCTTGGGGTTCGGGTGAGGTAATCTGCCGCTCCATCAAAAACACAAGCTGCTGATGGCTGATAGTCTGTGACGCCATAGTGCGCCCCAAATCCAACTTCGGACATCGGCATAATAAACATTAAGAGTCGTCCTTTGCGTTGACGGTATAGAAAATCTTGCAACCAAGCAGACGGGCATCGCCTGCCATGTCATCATTGCCGTCTGAAACGTCTCTGAATATTCGGAAAAAACAAATATCACCAGCCGCCGGAGAATTGCCAATTGTGACCGCGCCACTCGTCGCTGTGACCAAGACTTCAGTGGCGTCGCCCTGGCTATCATCGGTAACAACAACAGCCGTTCCATACGCTTGATCTGCTTCCTCGTTGTCACCAACGGCAACGCCTTGCAATCCCCAGGCAACGCCCGTAGTTGCAGCTAGTCCTACCCAATAACACGCAAATGTGACTGTGCCTTCGTTCCAAGATTTAGGCATGGAGATTTGAAACTGCGCGTGTTCATCGGCATCTTTATCAAAGTCTAAAACTTGCAAATCAGGACGGCCTGCTGTGGTTTCAACATCCGTAATTGCTGCACATCCGTTAGATTTTGTTGGCCGCATGGCCGCTGCCGGAACCCATATGGTGTGCGTGCCTTGGGCGACATATGCACTGGCCGCAGCCGCAGGCGTGACTGCTCTTGTGCTGTCAGACCCCGTTGCCGTCTCCGCATTTGTCGCCAACTCAACAACGCCGCTTGATGTTGCTGTAGCTGAAGCAACCTGAGAGATAATTGTCGCCAGCCAGTTATCGGGTGTGGCATCGTCGGCAATGAAGTGAATGACCTGACCAACTGCGTTAAGACCGCTATAGTTTGCCGCATTGCTGTTAATTCTGTCTGTGCCGTCACGCACAATACTGATGGCATTATCTACGTTGTGAACCTGGAAGCCGTACAGCAGCCCATCGTTAGAGCCAATCGCAGGCAGATTTATTGTAACTGTGCCGCTGGTCGCATCTATTATATAATAAGTGCGTGCGTTGGTTGTCTCCAGGTTGTGCGTGCCGTTGGTCAGCGTTGTGACCGCGCTCCATCCTTGGGCTGCTGCATTTGCTGTGGTTGCACTGCTAGATGCTGATGTGGCCGATGATGCCGCTGCCGTGGCCGAAGCACTTGCCTTGGCAGCATAATGCAACGCTGAATAATCTGATCCCGTTACGGCTGAATCTTCCGCTTTAGTCGCATAATCTTTTGCGTTGTTAGCAACGCCAGTGCCGCCAATAGCGTATGCCTTCGCAGAATACTCTGACCCGGTTACAGCGCCGTCAACTTTATTTGCATAGTTACCCGCTAATGTTGCACTGGTTGCGGCGGCTGTTGCGGAGCCTGCTACGGTGTCTACATAGGCTTTTGTGGCAGCTTTCAGGTCAGCATCTGGCGCACCATCAAGCACCAGGTCGCCCGTCATCGTTCCACCAGCCAGCGGCAATGCCCCCAATGTCGTAAGCTGGGCAGCAGCGTTGGCATCGTCCATCAAAGCTCGACCAGCCGCCGTAAAGTCAGCCACAGCAGCCGTGCCGCTGCCGGTAAAGTAAGGAACCTTATCTGCCGCACTCGTTAGGTTAGCAATGGCTTTAATGTCGGCATCAAGGCGATTGTTGTCTAGTGTCCCGCTATTAATCTTGCCTGCATCAACATGACCGTTGGCGTCGAGCTTGCTGACAGAGATCGCCAAAGTTTCTGAGGATAAACTGCCGCTGTCCCATACAACGGTTACAGTCGTATTAGTCGAGAACGCACTGGCACTTATTACGCCGTAGATCGTGCCTGTTGAGCTACCCACGGCCCTGATGCGTCGGCCTACGGTATAGATCGCCGTGACGTTAGTGCTGGCTACGGTGAACGTGGTTCCCGATCCATAAACGGTTGTATGCCCGTAGTTGAACCAGCCGCCGTCTTCAAAGTCGGTTCTAAGGTCGGCAAGCACCTGACGCATAGAATTATTAACGGTGCTGGGTAACTGATTTTCGGCAAAGTTTACCGATCCCGGCGCGGTGTTATTTGAGGCTGTGGTTGACCAATCTTTAACTGCCATGATGTATCCTTTTATTGACCGACATTTTGCAAACCGACTGCACCAAGCAATCCGGCACGGGGGGTAACTCTTGAGCGAGGCGCAATATCCTTACCGCCCGTTGCGGCCATTGCGCGTAAATAATCGGCGGTGTTTCTTGCAAGCCGATCAGCCAAGAATTTAGACCCTGTGCCAACGGCAGGCACAGCAAGAGCCGCTAATGGGTCATACTGATACCCAGCCGCACCGCCAATACCAGCGCCTACAATATTTGGACTACCGCCTTTTAAGTTAAACCCAAACTTGCCAACAAGCCGCGCAAGATTAGTTCCGGCGTTACCTCGCACAATTTCGCGCATGATGTTTTGCTCATCTTGCGAAAAACCTTTAATACGCTTTTTATTTTTTAATAGCTGGCGAAACCCAACTCGCAAGCCATTTTCAAATCCACTGGCCTGGTTCTCTGCATTTGTAACAATTTCCTCAATGGTTTCACTTTTGCGAAACTTAACATTTGCAGCGCGTGCGGCTTTTAAAGCTGTAGCTGCTGCGTTTTCAACAACAGGCCCGACAACCTCTTGCCCACGCACTGTAATATCTTTTGCAGCCAACCCCTCAAACCAATTATCAAACTGGTCGCGCATGGTCATAGCAACCGCGTTATCCCCAGGCGTTGCCGCTGTGTCTTGTATCGCCTTGCCGATGCGTTTGCGTATGTTTTCGATTGTTTTGAGGTTGAGTGATTTACCCTCTGCAATCATTCGTTCAATACTTGCTAAAACCGCTCTAGGTTTGGCAGTCTCATCAAACTTATCAAACCCGACATTCTCCATAGCTGGCTCAAGCTCATCTCTAAACCTCTGCAAAGCGTCGGGCTTCACTTCGCCTTCAATGTCATCAACAACCCTATACGCTTCTTGTTTTTGTGCCTTTAATACTTGGCTGGTCGGAGCTGTTTCCTTTAACCCTGCACGCTGCATTGAAACAGCCGTTGCATTCCTAACAGTTGCTGGCACAAGCGAGAGAAAAGGCACGGCCATAGATGCCGCCATCCCCGCCATTGGGCTGTCCGTTCTTGCCTCAACAACGCCGCCCGTAACGCCAGCAGCCGTTTGCAGGAGCTTTTGCTTTGCCAGCTCACTTAGAACCCCTTGAGCCGCACTGCCCTGCCTAGCTGTCTGCGCAAGGGCGGCAGCGGGGGCAAATATAGAAGCGGCTGCACCCGCGCCCCTTCCTGTGCCATACGCTGTTTTGTCAGCGGCAGTCATCGGCCCGGCCATGATTGTTGGTGACATTTTAGGAAACGATTTAGGTCTCTTTAATTGATTAGGATTTATAAATCCGTATGTTTCGCCACTCATTTCATCAAGATTAGGGGCTACGCCCCGATTGCGATTAAAAATCTGTTCCATTGCACGGGATGGTCTAGTCAGACCTCTCCGCAATTGCTGTCCGTAGTATCCAGGCGGCGGAACGGGGATGTTTGGAATATTTGGAGAAATTAAGTCTGTTAGGTAGTTAACCCCCCTTGGAACCAAGGCTGCTATCTCAGGTATTGCCCCAACCGTATCGGTCACAGCATCAACAACGCCCCGCGCACCAAATTCGGCTTTCCGCAGAGCTTCACCGCCTATACCGCGTTCATCAGATAGAAACTCAAAAAACGCTTTCTCAATTTGAGCGTCAGTTGCATCATCGGGCGCAGTAATGTCGTATAGCTCACCACTGCCTTTTGGATACTCGATTTCGTACTCAGCCATCTACTTTTTCCTAATAGTAATGCGCGGCTCTGGTTCTGCCGCAATACGCTTTCCGAATCTGTCAAAAGATAGTTTATTGCGCTGCATCAAAGGCGCAGCGTCGGTTGCTGAAATTTCTCCTTTGTCCACAAGTTTCTGTATTTCATCCGGCGTGCCATAAACAATATCCATATAAATATTGATGACGCGCTTTAGATTGTCCTCAACAACTTCGGTGCGCTGGCCGACATCAAGAGAGCCTAACACTTGCTCTAATCGTTTCTGTTGCTGTATTGGAACTTGGCCTAACGCTCCACCTGTCGGACTGTTTTCTCGCATCGTCTGCAATGTATCCAAACCAACATTTGAAAGAGCAGATTCAACTAACGCTTTTGCCTCACCCGCTGGCGTTTGCTTGCCGACAAGAGGAAGGTCCGCAGTAACTTCTGCAGGAACGCCCGTTGCCATTGGGCTAGACCTAACTATTTCCAGCGCACGGCGTAAATCTTGGATAACCGTTAAGCCTGCGCGTTCTTTTTGCGATTGTCGGCCTTTTTTCTTCGCTTTTAACGCCTCCGCCTCAATAGCCGCTGGCGAACCAGGGATAGGCGTAATTTTGCCTAATTGGCTCTCTTGGCGTCCGTCACCTTGTGATGCTGCTGGTACTGTGCTTGGCCTTATGCTTGGTGCAAGTTGCGGCACAACTCTGGAAGGGGGAGTCATAGTGCCTGCGCCAGATGGCGGCGTAAATATTTGCGGATTGGCGGCGCTAGCCATCGCTATTATTCTTTGATAGTCGGGGAATGACACGAAATTTTCTGGATTGCCGCCTCTATTCACGAAATCTTTCTTGGCAAAATTGTAGTTTTTAATATCCGTTGTCCGATTACTGGCCCCTGCTTTTGCAGTCTCTAACTGTTGTGCGTATACACTCTTGATATACGCCTCTGGATTAGCGCGGATCATATCGGCTATTTCTGGTTTACCCGCAGTTTCGGCTTGCTTTGCCGCTGTCTCTGCAAACCCTAGCATTTGCTGGCGTTGCTTCAATGCTGCCTGATAAGCAGCCTTCTCCCTCGCCGCCTTCGCCTGTGCCATTTGCAAATTCATTTTCTGCACATTCTCTGCACGGGTACGGGCAAGGTCTTGCTGAAACGCTTGCGGCTGTGCGCCGAAAGCCATTGCCAACCCCTTGCCTCGTTGGCCGGGGTCAGTGCTTGGCGCACCGGCCATTAATAAGCCTGGAGCCATTGCCCCAAGGCTGCGGAGAAAAGCATCGGCTCTTGCACGGCTTGGGTCTGCGCCCAGCAAACCCATCTGGGTTGTAGGTACTGCCGTTGGCATTGGTGCGCTGGGAGGATTAAACGCGAAAGGCGGAATAGATGCGCTACCAAACAAACGCCCATCACGACTACCTGTCTCAAACGCTTGTCCAGTACCTAGCATATGATAAATCGTCATTACAAATTACCTTTGATTAAAATAAATCTAACAAACCTCGATAAGCAGAATCTCCCCCGCCGCCGAAAAGACTGCCTAAGATTCCAGCACCCGCCGCGCCATAGCCAAGGTATCGGCTAGTGTCATCGGCATAGATGGGCTGGTCGGTTGACGATGTTGACCAGCTTCCACCCGTAACAGCAGGCATATATTCGCCAAGCCGGATGCGTGCCTCGTCTTCGGTAAAACGATGGCGGTCAATGTCCTCTTGCAGTTCTCGCCCTGCCATTCCCTCGTAAGCCCCGCCAATGTCAATCAGCCTGCTTGGGTCAAGGTAATCCAACTCAGCCATGCCGGGGGCAGCAGTAGAAGCATCCACTTGTCGTCCACGCTCATCCGCATAATTTGAGTATGCCATGCGTGATCCAACATCGCCTAATGCCTGCAAATAATCTTCACTGGCACGCGCCTGCTGATTAGCCTGCAAGCCAGAACCGTATCGGCCAGCACTGGAGAATGCTGCGTTAATACCCGGCATCACGTCTTGCGTAAACGCCTCAGTCATCGGCCTGGTAGCAGCGTCCATTGCTGACTTGAGATAGGGGTTGGTATCGGGGCTAAGATAATCACCGCGCATCGTCGCCGCTGTCAGGTCTTGCGCTGCCGTTACTAGTGGCGACCCAGCTTCGGCCCGTGTCTGCATGGCATCCAGACCGGCCTGCGTCTGCGTTGAAAACGGCACAACGGTGCTGCCTTCGTAAAACGTGCGAGGCGTGTCAAACTGTGTCTCTGCCTCTTTAAACCCGCGCTCAATATACGGCTGCTGAAACGCTGGCGGGTTGTTACTGACAACGGTGCGCGAAACGCCACTTGGTCTTGATGAACTGCCACCCATCTTAAAGCCTCTTTTCTAAAATGATCTTTGTCTTATTAAAGTCGGTTAAAATTCTTTCCCAGCCTGCCCGACCCTCCAGGCTGATTGAGTCGCATCCCTGCGACTTCGCCCACTGTTCGATATTACCGATCAGCGGGGTATATTTCTCTCTGCTAATGCCTGCACACAGCCAGATTAGGCAAGTTGTTGTCTGCGGGTATTCAGTGATGCAAGTAACAGCAATGCCCTCAACCTCATCGTTGTCGGTTGCCAGCCAAAGCTGTGCGCGGCCTGCGCGTAAATCTGTTAAAACATCGTTGAGCGTATGCGTCTGATCGTACAGCAAAGCACGTTCAATCAGCGTCAGCGATTGAAAATCCAGCCTCTTGATTTCGGCTTGTGTGGCAAGCCTTAAATGGCGCGGAGGATGATGTCTACAACTGCTATTAAGATTTCCATTATCCAGATTTACACTAGCTAACATCATGTGTCTATACGGTTATTCTTCCGCAGCCATGCCGCCAAAATTGTCATCATCGCCGCCAAATTGACTATCAGCAGAACCAAACATATCGCCAATTAAAGCGTCGGCAATATCACCAAATGGATCATTGCTTGCCGGATCAATGTCACCAATGTCGTCTTCATCAACATCCTCAAGCCCCGGATGACCCCCACCAGCACCAAACGGATCAACGCCCGGTTGATTAATGCCGTAGTAATCTTCCATCTGCTGATTAACGGACGGGCCTAGACCAAATCCATAACCAAGGCTGCTCCAGAACCCCCGCTGACCACGCTCTTGAAGCGCCAGAGCATCTTCCATATCTTTCATGTCGCCAATGCGACCACCAACAATGCCGCCAAGGAAGCCAAGCGGCCCTAATAATGCCGTTCCAAGCCCCGTGCCGACAATATCACCAGCAATACCTCGACCGCCTCGACCGCCTGCAAGACCACCGATGACACTGCCGCCCAATGCTCCCGCAGGCCCAAGCAAGCCACCAAGCCGACCGCCAACCCCCTGCATGACGGCAGGGTTTACTCCCGGCGCACCGCCAAACAAACCGCCGCTGTACGAAAGAGGTCCGTGCGAGGGAGCAGTTGTTGTGCTGACTGAAGATACGCTTGGCGTATTCCCAAGCTGTGATGGATCACCGCCAGCGGAATCCTGCGCCTGCTGCTGCTGTACGCTCGACGGCAAACGGTAGGGATTTGTCGGCTGCACCACAGGCTGCACAGGCTCAACCGCTGGCTGCACGGCGGCTGGCTGATTGCCAAATTTAGGAAAAATAAACTTATTGCCCTGCCAGTAGCCTTGCGGCCTGCCATACGCATTGAGCGGAAATACGTTGCCACTGCTGTCGGTATAGGTATTTGCCATTATCCCACCAATACAACTTTAAAAGTTCGATCTGTCTGCGAATTATTTGCGTGCGTCACCGCAACGCTGCCATTCACCCTGCTTGCGCTGGCAACGTAGATTGTGCCTGCGCCAATCTCAGCCGATGCGTTGGCCGATGTCGGCGTGAATATCAATGCCGTGTTTACACCAATCCTTGCATCGGTAATCGTCGTTGACGCCGCGCTTGCCGTTGCCGTGAAGTCGATCACGTTATTGGTCTTGCCCGTCAACATCTGATTGACGCTCTGGCTGATCTGCTGCCTGTGGTACTCCTCATCAGGCGAACCAATAGGCGGGGCAGGGAACTCTGAGACAGCCATCAGGCCGACCCGTCTGCCGCCGTTTCTGCATCAACGCCTTGTGCGTGCGTCCATGTGCCGCCAGCCGCAACATTCACTTGCGCTCTGACAAATCGGGTTGACACTGTAAAGTGCGCCTGACCATCGGCATCAATGCTATTCTCGCTCGTCTCCGTAACGCTGTCACCCGGCGCAACCCTGTGCTTGAGCTTTACCGTTACCGTCCCGCCGTCCACATAAGGCCGGATGGCATTGACATAGATGCGGCCTGTGCCGCCGATCTCTTGAGTCTCTAAAGTCGCTGCTAGATTAGCACCCGTAAAGCGGCACAGTTTATAGTCCGAATCAAAACTGTTTAGGCTGGTCAAACCGCCGATCCATGAGGGATCATCGAGCGAGACGCCAAGCGTTTCCATATTTCCAAAACTGTCCAAATCCTCAAGATTGAGGGAAACAGACAGGTTGCGGAACATATATTCCTGTGTGATGTCAGCCGTCGCCCATCGGTCAATGGCCCAATTATAAACGATGATTTTATTTGGCTGACCATCAGAATTGTTCGCTCCTGGGTAGGCCCAATACACCATCTTAGAGACGGGATCAGCCGCACCGTAAACGCGGTGAATGTAGTTCTGATCGAGGTCATTAAGAAAGAAACGATCAACCTTTTGGTCGCCTATCGCCTTTGAGCCTGCACCCGTAAACGACCAGAAACCTTCTTCACCCAAATAGAACCCAAACGTCCCGACGTTGACCACGCTGTTTCGCGCCATCGGCCCACGATCACGCTCAATTTCCTGAATAGTGAAGATGGTCGGAGGCCCAACATACGACAGTCTATAGATGGCCTTTTTGCAGAAAACCACGCCATCCATGCCACCAATAGCACCTGTGATCGCCATCACTTCACCGCCAACGGGCAAATCCTGTCTATCGGACTGCACCGCTGCTGCGGCGGCTGATCCAACTGTGAGCCAGCTAGTTGGATCATTAATTCCCGACCAGTGAATGCGGTTAGGCGTTGTGCCGTCGCCGTCGTAGATGTTGCCCAAGACAACGAAATCTTTAACAACCGCTATTGCTTTAGCGCGGATGTCGTAACTCACGCCGTTGACAAAGTTGGTTGCCGTCATGCCAACGGGGCTTGAGTCTGTGACCGCTACCGTAGTCTGACCCTTGATCCCTGCCGTTGCCTGCGTGACCGTCACCACATTCGACGCAACCGTTGCACTAAATTTGGCATTTGCATGAATCTGATCTTTAAGGTTCGTTGCGGTTTGGTTGTTTGACGTTGCTGCAACAAATGTCCCGCTGCCGGGGGATGACCCAACTGTAAAATCATGGGTTGTCTGGTCGGTAGCCACAAGACGCACCTTTTCGCCGTTGGCTAAATCTCCGTATGCAGTGATCGTAATCGTGCAAGTCGCCTGTGTTTTTAACAGGTCGGTAAAGGTCGAGTCCGTACCCATAACAAAGGATTGAGGCGGGTCTGTATGACCGTTGACCGAAATGACACGGTTGCCAAAATTAATAAAATTTACATGGTCGGTTGTGGCTACCGTATAACTGCCGGATTGCCTGGAGACATTGGCAAAGGTCGCCGTGCCTAATTTAAATAAATCCTGATGGTCGGCAGAAAACGTGTTTACCGTACCGTCGCTCTGCACAAAAGACGCACCGCCCTTCGGCAAGTTGGAAAGCGCATTACTCACCGTCGATTGGGAAGGAAAGGGCGCATAGGTTGTAGTCGTTTTGGGCAGCACATTGGTTGCCACGGTTGCACCCGCGTTGCCCAGGTCAGCCTGGTCCGGCAGAAACGGCCCAAAGTTAAACATTAGAATCCTCTGTTAATATCAAAGGTTCTGGTTGGCGTAATACCCGCATCAACCGACAACCGCGCCTTGCCGCGTGATCGACTGTCAAGCGTGTTCAGTTCCGCAACCACGCCGTCTAAAAGATTGAGATTTGACTGCACGCTTTGCGGGTCTTTGGCACGCATATAGAAAGCCGCCAGCGTTGAATAGATGTAGGCATCGGGCGAACTGGTCAAAAGCGCATTGGTGTTATCGGTCGCCAAATCAAATTTCTTGTAGAACCGATGCGTCATGCCGTAGTCCTGATCCGCTGATCGCTCGAACTGGATCACAGACCCTATGGCAAAGTAATACGGTCGGCCTGTGCCGCTGCTGGCAACCTCTTGCAGAGAGAATAAGGATTGCTGCGTTGGCTGGTGATTGTCTGACGTATAGAACAAGTCAATATGCTCAATGAACCCGGTCGGCAATGCTTGCGTGCTATCACCGCTGGACAGCGTAAAAGTCGTAGACGTTTCTTGCTGTAACAAACGCAGCCTGCGGTTTAGGCGTGCCTCACCCCTTGTAATGTAATCCGACCAATCAATATCCGATCTGCTTGTTTCGGTATCCAAGGCCGTCTTTAATTCCGCAAGCGTTGTGATGCTCATTGCTCATAAGCCTCATTAACATCAGGCGTGCTGGGATCGTCGGCAACAAACTTGCCGCCCTTTCGCGCACGTTTCTTGGTCGTTGTTTTCTTTGCGGCTGCTTTCTTGGCAGCAGGCTTCTTTGCTCCCATCGCCGCTTTCGGGCTGTCGGAATAACCCGACTTGGGCAGATCGTCGGCGTCGAATATCTCGCCTTCGCCTGTTCCGTCTGCGTACATCCATACCTTTGGCATTTTACCTCACTTTAAAGCATCGGGAGCCGCCTTGCGACGGCCCCCATCCGCTTTAGTTCATCTGGATACGACAAGCCAGTTCTGGTCGAACCGTCTTGTAACCGTAGAGAACATCAATACGAGTCGGGAACGTATCAGCACTGATGCTGTAGTCCCTGACAATCCGCATTGAGATTCCATCCATGACCTCACGGGCTGAGAAATCAACGCCTTGAGGCATGACCAGATCAGCCGTCGCAAACACGAACGCATCTTTATGATACGCAAGCGACACACCATAATCGGCAGCGTTGCCAATGTCCGTGCTTTGGTCACTTTCGTTTTTCGTTTACCTTCATCTGAAATCGCTAGTTTCAGACCGCCTTTCGGCTGCTTACTGTTATCCAGTAAGACGAGACTATATCACCATCCCAAAGGGATGCCCTGCGCTTCGGATCGCTTGATCCTACTCCTTGCGGATAGTCGTTGAACCTTCCTCGTTAGAGGCTTGGCTGCTGATTGCCCTCGACTTTACGTTAGGGGTTCCCAGCAGTTCACAGGGTTATTCACTAATACTTTGCAGTATCAGGCCACTAAAACTTAATGGAGGGCTGCGTTGTTCGCAGGCATTGCGCTGACGTTCTGCTTTGCGCCGGAACTGTGAAGTGCCGGAGAAAAGCTGATCGACGTTGCTGAAGTGCCAGCGTCGGCGGTCACAACAAACTCCTTGAGTTTGGTCTGAGTCGCCTTGGTTTCTGGATGCACCGCGTAAACAGAAGCGAAATAGAATATATCGCCTTTTTTCCAGGTGCCTGCTCCAGTATCAACCGTAATGCTGGTCGATCCCTCGGCAATCGTACCTGAATCGTTGACAAGATAGTCGCCGGTTCCATCGTCAGTCAATTGTTACACAGCTTTTTTAATTACACTGTCTCCGACTTTCATCGGAGTATCGGACTATATCATCATCCGCTTGGGACGTTCTGCGCTCTTGGGCCTTTACCATCCTCTTGCGAGGACTCCTTGGCCTAGTCTCTGAACCTTCCTAACATTACTGCTAGGCTTGGCTGCTGATTGGCTTATTATTCCTAACTTAGCTTTCCAGCAATTCACAGAATTTGCACCTACCGCTTGCACGGCAGGGGGGCAATCTAATGGATAGTTTTACCCGTCGTATGCTGCGGCCACATGGAATTTTCCATGATGTCGGAAAATCCAAACGTGTTACTTGCCACACGCCCTTCACGATAGTTTTTGCTGAGATTGCTCTGATCGTTGAACAGACCTTTCATAGCATCAACCAAGTCAAGGTTGTCTTGCGTGTTCAAGTTGAGGCAACGCCCGTCATACGGAGCGAGGTTGTCTGTAAGCACTTTTGATGCCTGCAAAACATCGCCCGTGGTGATGGTCGCGCCCACGTCGGTCACATGGTTGTACACGTCCTTATACATGGACATCGCATCAGATTCGATGTTCGCCGCTAAGACGCTCATCGCAGGCTCAAGAATACGAGAGCCAAAGTCGTCAATGTCAAGTGTAAGGTCATCACTCGTCCAGGTTGTATCTACACCCTTTTGTGTAGCAACTTGCAAGCTGACGCTGCTTTCAACGACATCCTGCGAGGATAGGGACGCACCCGTTCTCACAGTGTACTGGTTAGGGAGCCTGATCTTTAAGGTATCACCAATCTTGGCTCCAGATCGACCAAAGCTGTCATCATAGGAACGGTTTACCGTGCCTACAAAATTCAACTTCTGGTGTAGAATGCGGAGAGCCTCACGGGTCACCGCAGTCGGTGTCAGAGTTGTGTTAGCCATTTTATCCTCTTATAAAATGATGAAAGGTTACGCCCTCGAATTGCTTCGGGACGCGATTTGCTTTTCGCGCATAACCAACCACTCTTTCATATCCATCTTATCGGGGTCTTTGACGGGGTTCGCTCGTTTGCCTTTCACCTTCACCGCCGCTTTTGGTGGTTCAGCTTGGGCTTTTGGCTTGGCTGCTTTTTGCTTCGCCACAAGCTCATCGTACCGTCTGGCCTTGTCGATAAGTTTGACATGAACAGGGTCGGCAATGCTTGCCACAGCTTCAGCACTCAGACCCTGGCTTACGCCGTAATCTGCGATTTGCTTGCCTAGCTCTGGCGACCATCCATCGATCTCTTTTTTAAGGACTTGCTGGCCTTGTTCTAAAGCCTTGGCGTGCTGTTCCGCACGTTGACTCTGGAATTGCGCTTGCCTCTGGTCGAGTCGATTGATTGCTTGCTGCCGCTGGTTCTCCAACTCCCGCTTTTGACGGTCGAGGGCTGAAGCCTGTCCGACATCGTTTTGATAAAGCTCATCCCAGTTCAGAGCGTTGTATTGCTCGATTTGCTGTTCAAGAGCCTTAACTGCTGCAACATCCGAAATTGTCTCTTGTTGGAAAGTTGCCTGCTGTTCCAAAGCTGCCTGCTGCTGCTCTACAGCTTTACGCTGTACAGAAACATCCTGCATCTTTTTGGTATAATCGCTCTGCCGTAGCAAAGCGTCTTTGAGTTGTGGCGGCACTTCAAATTCTTCGCCGTCATACTCGACTGAAACAAATTCGGGAGCCGCTGGCTCCCCCTCTGTTTCTTCTGTAGCCTCAACCTCAAGGGTTTCAGCTTCTGTGTCGGACACTTCCTCGACCGTCTGCGTATCCTCTGCCTGAGTGGCTTCGGGTGCTGGGCTTTCGGCTTCTAAAGCAAGTTCCGCTGCCGGAGTATTTGCCTCGTCTGACATTTTTAAAAATCTCCTAAATTAAATTGTGGGGTTGAAACTCCTCCATGAGAGGAGCGGTGGATTGCTCCTTTTGCGCCTTGGCGATACCTTCCATGCGGTCGGTTTCGGCGCGATATTTATCAACGACGATCTTCTCTGCCTTGAGAGCAAGTTCGTTGGCATCGATCTGGTTTTTCTGTTCATAAATACTGCGGTCAGCTTGCAACTGCTGGATGATTGCAGTCGCTTCGGTTAGCTGCGCCTTCATTTGTTCTTTTTCGGGGTCTGCACCCTGGAGAGCAGATGGCAGCATTTTTTGTAAACGCTCTGCCATTTCTTCTGCACCCGGCCAATCCAGATTTTTAGCAATCAAATCTCCTATTATCGGTGCGGCTTGCGGGAACTGCTGCACCAGCAGCATCATCTGCTCTGCCGCTTCCTGCCGCTGCGTAGTGAACGATGGGCCAAGCTTAACCACAACGTCATACTTGCCCGTGGTGAGGTCGTATATCCTTGGCTCTGCCTCACCCTCACCCTGCACCGGCTGATTGACAGGCACGCTGCTGGCCTCGTTGTCCTCGCCTAAAACGCGCAGCACTCTGGCCTCTGTGTACACGCTGGGGATTAGATCAACGATAATGCGGCCTGTGTGCCGGATAGCGCGGCTGAGATTGTCGATGAAATGATAAGTGCCAATATCGCCTTCTTTCTGGCGTGCAGAGATGGCCTTGCCGCTGACCTCCTTGCCCATGTTGCCAAGGCTGGCATCGAACATACCGATGACCGACTTCATATCGTCGCTGGAGTTAAGAGCTTCCTGAATCGCCCCCGCCGGGACGCCTGCAAAGGGTTGGCGAATAGGAGCCTGACCGCCGTCAAATTCAATAAATGCATGATTAGTGGAGTTGGCAGTCGCCCATTTGTCCTGATCCGTATTGAAAGCACCAACGGGGCCGATCCAGGGAGCCTTCGGAGCCAGTGCGACTAACTCAGCCGCAGCCGTTCTCCAGAAGTTGTACATCTGCTGGCTGTCTTTAGCGAAATGGATCAGGCTGTGAAAATGCCGCTCCTCACCGACAACCACTTCCTCGCCGTAACAAGGGACAATCGGAATATACTTACCCGCCCATTCAATCTCGCTCAGTATCTCACTGCCTGTCACAACGCACTGCTTGACCTTCATCGTTTTGGTCATACGGCTCTGAATGGGCATGATGCCCTGGACTTCCATAAACTCGCGCTGACCCTCAAAAACATCAACGTCAAGAATCTGGCCGTCGGTCATCAGGACGATTTCTTTATCGACTTCCTCACGGCTCCAGTATTCGGCAACCCGTACCGTGTCTGCTCCGTACCAAAGCTCGTCACGCCATCCGCTGTGGCTGGGGCTGGTGAAATCCGTCTTTTCCGCGTCGGGATAATTCTGCTCAAATTCATCGTGCGTCAACAGTTCCGTTACAAAACACATATTCCAGTCGCTGCTGTCCACCGCCGTTGAACGCGGATCACGGTAGACGCTAAACGGGTTCATAATGCGGTCAATTTTGATGTCACGCTCAAACGTGTCATCGCGTGCGAAATCAATATCAACGCGGAAATAGCCAAAACCCATGCTCACCGCATTATCAATCGCCGTCGCATACGCCGCATCCGCAGAACTGCTGGTTTCAATCTGCCGGATTAATCCATTTAAAACCTTCGCCGTTTCAACATCCGCGTTGCTGTCAACGGGATGCACTTTAATTGCAGGCTTGTTCATACGGGCGTCATTCACGATCTGGCGTATAAAGGTCGGCATACGGTTGACCGTTAAACACGGGCGGCGGTCACGCTCACGCTGCCGTTTGACCTCCTCCGGCCACTGAACGCCCTGGCGTGCAAACTCAAGATCGTCCTTCGCCTGATGGCGATTATCCGCTTCCGCTTCCTCGCAGAGCTTAAACGCTTCACGGATGTCTTGCAGTTTCTCGTCGGGCTTCATTTCAGAATACGATGCCATATTTTATCCATTTCTTGCTGTTATTAATCCAGCAATCTGATATACTTTTGATGACGGTAGCTGTCCGGCGCGGGGATAATTAAGCTAGGGCAGTTAATAGATAGATTGGTGTACCTCGCTAAAGGCTTGTCTAGCCGTCACATTTCCTCATTGCCCATTAATAAGCCGCCTGTGCCAGCCGCTGCTATCGGTACAGCAAGCAACCCTTTATTTTTAATAAAATCTTGTAAAACCCCAGCCCTAGTACTTCCAATTTCTGCCGCACGTTTGTCGGCGCGGTTTCGCAAAATTTCCATAAATGTGCCTAGTGAGGAATCATCTACACCAGTTTTTGCCGCACCGCCCATCCACAGGTTTGCCTGCACCTGTGGGCCTGTCATGCCCAACTCTTGGCCTATTTCGTTCATAAATTCTTCAAACGCCTTATACTCATTGTCATTAGGCATTTCGGCATACATTGCAGGCTCATTCTTGTAATCGTCCATTTTGGTCACGCCGTCATCAAGCGCAGTTTTTGCATCAAAACGTGTTACAGGACTGCCCGTCGTATCAGTCGTCTTTTTGATGTATTTGTCTATTTTCTTGCCGTACTTGGATCGCAATTCTTTCTCAAACTTTTGGGACAAATCGCTGCTGTTTGTGATCCATGCAGGGTCGCCGGAGGCCATTGCCATATACCGTGTAAAATGCAAATCAGCGGCTATGTTAGTCGGATTACCAATAAGGCTTTGCTTAAATCCTTTAGGCTTTGGATTGACCGCAGATGTATCGTCCAACGCTCTCACCTTGCCTTGAGGCTCTGGAACCCATTCACCCCGCTGCTGCCGTGCGACCGCCATTTCCTGACCGCCAGCCGCATAATGACCATACCCCGCTGGACGGCTTTTTGCCATTTTTCTAGCATCGCCTAACGTCTTCGATGCTAAAGTGCCAGACGCATATGCGGGATCATTGGCAAGTAACTGCCTAACCGCAGACGCAGCCTTAATATTTTGCTCAACCTTCGATGCCGGTGATGTTGCACCGACTAGCTCCATAAATTCCTTCCACTCTGCATGACCCTTTTCCGGCCCAAGTTCACGCATAAACCAATCACGCAGTTCCTCAGTATTATACCAATCACTGCCGCCAACCTCTTCACCGCGCCGGATGTCAGCAATCATTTCTGACTTTAATCCACCCTTGTCAGCACGCAGATTTTCAATCGCACTTGCCGTTCTGTCACTAACACCGCGTGCCGGAGTTTGCCTAAGATATGTATACTCTGAACGATCTGGAGCCGCGCCTAAATACCGTGGGTTACTTCCAGCCGCAGATGTATAATCTGAAACCGGCAACAAACCTTTAACGCCACTTTTTATAGCCTTGCGTGCCGTTGAGCCTAGTATCCCCGGCAACAATTCAGAGCCTGCCATACCAGCAGCACCAAGGCCATACAACGCGGCGTTGCCGTAATTACCAGCAGAACGCTGCTGTGCCATTTGCCTGCCCATTTGCTGGCTGTCCGACATCCCCGCACCGGGCAATAACCCGGCAAGGTCTTGCATGGTAACGTCAGGCACGTTCAAACCAAGCCTGCGTGCAATCACAAAAGGATTATAATCAACCATTATCCCATCCAACTGCCCGTAGCCGCTCCCCGGCGGCTGTAATTACTCTCTATCGGCGGTGCAGCCTGACGGATCGAGGTCGCCAGGGTACGCATTGCTGCCTCCGCATGACTGCTCCAGTCATGGGCAGGGCGTGAGCGGAATATCTGGTTTTTCGGGTCATAAACCCTGTGGTAAAACCGCATACTTTCCAAAAGCCTGGAACAACGCTCACGGTCAATAAAACAGCGCGGCAACGTCATTTTGACAGCGTTTATGCCTTCCTCAAGGGGTAGCTTCGGTGCTGCCTTGAAGTTAATGCCTAAACTCAACGCCGTTTCCTGACGGGTCTTTCCTGTGCCTAATTCCCTTACATTTATATCATGTGGGGCATGATGCGCCGAATAAGACCACTTGTGCTGCTTGGCCTTCTGATCCAGTAAATCCGCATAAAACGGCAAGCCCTCTCCGCTCATCTCAACATAATCAATAATGTTAATCGATCTGTTCCCGTGGGCTAACTGGGCGAAAACAATCGACGTTGAATCCGATATGCCAAGATCGAAAAACGTCTGAACCTTCAAGGCCGGATCAAACGGTATTTTACCAATCTGGTCGTTGTCTTCCATGCTTTGAAGCTCTTTGGCGTAAACCGCGCCGGGGACGTTGCTTTCAAAGCTGCATTCCATCTCAGCTTCGTAAATACCCTCCGGCATAGTGCTTTTTGCCGCCTGTAGCTCCTCTGCCGGTAAGATGCCGGTCTCCGATGCTTTGTAGACGGCGCAGTGCCAGTTCGGGTCTTCTTTGGCCCTTACATAAAGATTCCATAGGGCATTGTGGCCCATTGGGGTTCCTACAAAGACGCAATAGGTTTGTTCGCCGTTGAGGCCGTTGCGGTCGGCCAGGGCGGGTCTGACAATTTCCGGGAAGATGGTGTCGTGCATCAATCCCGCCTCGTCAATCACAAAGCCGTCACTCCCGATGCCTCTCAGATTTTGACCGCCGTTCTCCCCGCTGAGTAACGCAATGCGTGCGCCGTTGGGGTAGTCGGCCCTTAACTCAGATTCATTAAACTTTACGTTAGGGATTTTGGCAGAAAATTGCTTGAGATAGTCCCAGAGGGTTGTCTTGGCTTGCCGGTAGGTGGGGCATAGCATGTGGAAGCGGGGGTTAGGTTTTTTGCTGGTTAGGGCGTCTCGCAGCAGATGGTTGATGGCGCAGACCGATTTGCCGAAACGTCTGTGCGTTATGGCTACACTAAACCTATGCTGTGACCACGCCCGGTGCAGCTCCCGCTGAAGGGTACGGGGGGCATACGGAATCTCTATGTTTTGAGCCATTTTTTGCCTGACCCTAGGATTGGTAATCTTGAGGTCAGCCCTTTGTTTTCAATAACTTACGCGCTCGATTAACAAATCGCTTGCAAATGCGCTGCTGATCGAGCCGCCAGATCGGCCAAATTGTTAGGGAAATCATCGAATCTCGCGCGTATTGCTATGCCCGAAGAATACCGATTTCGGATCAACTTACCTCATCAACGAGGCTAATCACAGTACCAGTTTCG